AGTGTCCAGCATCACTTTCAGAGAAATGTATTGTTTTACCACAGCTTATACAATTACAATAACCAGTTTTGTTGTCTACATCTCTGCGCCTTATGTATTCGTGAAATACTTTATCTATCTTATTCTTCCAGTATTTTTGTGTTTTTTTAGGCATTGCCCCAAATTAGAATAGACCGCAGAAGTCATTATTTTATTATAACTGTTTTTGTTTCCCTTTCTTTATCTGTTTATGTTTCCCTAAATATATATCTATTTAAGCATACCATAATTCTATAATAAAAAGTTCAAAGTTATTAATTAAATTTAAGAAAAAAAAATAGAATATTACTTTTTCCAGTTCTTAGTTATTTTCTCAGCAGAACGCATACCAAAATAACCACCATAAACAAGTAGTAAAAGTGAAGAAAGTAAATCAATCCAGTTAGGTTCTATTTTAAAACCTTCTAAAGAACTGTCTAATATTATGTATATAAATAGCGTAAGAGTTAAAAAGGCAAGTGTGAGCGGTCTTATATTGCGTGTTAGATAGCTATCTGTGGCGTTATCGCTTACCCATCGCTTTGTGGTTTCTTCTATCTCTTTGTTTTGTTGTTCGTGTATTAATTGCTGAAGTTTTATCTTGTCCTCTGTCGATATATCCGACTTAGTTATTTCTTTAATTGCTTCGCTTGGGGATATAACGCCCTCAAGCACATTACTCAAAGCTGGGTTTATTACCCTTGCAGCACCGAGCAAAAGCTTTCCTACTGTTGTATCTTTAAACTTCTTTTTAGGCATTGTTGTTTTTTCTATAATTCCATCGTGCTTCTGTTCCTCTAATGTCTATGTGGGTAAAAGTGTCATATTTACCTAAGCCACCACATTTTATAAAACCACCTTGTTGTAGTTTGTCAATGGCATTTGCAACCTCGTCTGGCGTAAAGTTTTTTACAACTATGTCTGCTGCCTTACCTACTAAGTGTTGTGATTTTAATGTACCACCATTAATACCATTCCAAGCCTCACACCTATAAGCACTATTTATTTTTATAGGCTCTTGTAATTCATCCCTAATAATTTGTAGATTTTCTGCAAGTTCTTGAATGTTTTTATAGACGTCCTCTGACATTTCACATCTACAACCCTTTAGATTGCCTTTGCATTTAAATTCATCTATTTTGAAGTTCTTTGTCATAGCTTAATATTTACGCCTACCTTAATGGTTTTAAGTTCTCTATCCCACCAGCGTTGGTTGGTTAGTTCTGCAAACAAGCCAAATGTTCTTGTAATTCTTAAACCAAAGCTACCGCCTAAGCTGTAATCAGTCCACCTATTACCACCTACAAAATTACCATAAGAGTATCTTTCATCTCCCTCTACAAGTTTATGATGTGGCAAAATATTTCCGTAGATATGCAACCAAAAAGTTTTACGATAGTGATAAAAGTCAAAACCAAAAACAGTAGATATATCAGCGAAACCTCCAATAAGCGCAAGTTGTTCTCTATTGTATCTGTTCACTAAACTACTATAAATACTATTTCTATAATCTAAGTCTGAGTAAGATATAAGGTTATCGTTTTCATCAAACCAAAAATATTCAAAGCCAGTTTGTCCGTCTGCTAATTCCCAATCATAAGGAACGTCATAGTGTCCGTATTCATAACTAAGATACCACCAAGGGTTTTCCTCTAAATACTTTTGTATTGGATTGTGTCCGTAAGCTTTGTCGTAAGTTCTATATATAGCACCCATACTAATAGATAGCTTTTTAGTCATTGGTAATCTAAACCTTAAATCTGCGCTTTTGTAGTTGAGGTCTATAAGTTGGTTTTGATTAAGTTCGGCTTTTGCTATCCACCATTCTGCTAAGTATCTAATAAAGTATCGTTTGTTCTCAAACTCTCTACCTTGTTGTCTGCCTTGTTGGTATTCAAATAAATATTCCAAACCTTTGACGTTGCCTATATTTGAGTTTATGGAGTTGTTTTGTTCTGTGCCATCGTAAAACCTATCCTTATCCTCATAGCCGAAAAACGCTAACTTTCTAAAGCCTATCGTTTTTACCTCGTCTGCTGGGTTTCTGCGTGTGGTTTCAATAAGTTCGCTGCTTTGTGTAACGTAAAAAGTTTTAGGTGGCTGTATAGAGTTTGTTTGTGTGTAAGCGGTGTATAATGTAGAATACTTAAACACCTTTTTTAGTATCTGTGCATTGACATTGATTGCAAAAAATAAAGCTATAAATATAAATCTCATTAAAATTGCTTATTTAGTATGTTATCTATTTCTTTGTTTATTAAATCTAAGGTGTTTTCTGGTAGTTTTAAGTTTATACCAGCCTCAATTTTTCTAAGTAGTTCTCCATCGTTGTAAATACATATAGACGGAACGTAAACAATACTGTTGTTTTTAAACGCCTCTGGTTGCTCACTCATATAAAACAAGTGTGTATTGTAACTTCTAAAAGATTTAAGAGATATTTCGCTTTCTTTTGTAAACTCAGCACTAAATTGAACTATTGAAATACCATCTTTATAGTCTTGCGCTTGTAAGGTTAAACAAAATAAAAACAATAAATATCTCATTGCTCTTTGGTTATTTCGTACAATCTTGTTTCTAATAGTTTAAGAGTTTCTTTCATCTCTTTAACATCGTCTTGGGTTGTCATAATAGCCTTGCGTATAATCTCGTCTTTGTATCTAAATTCTGTGGATGTTACCTCTGGTTTTGGCTCTGTCATCGCAACCGCTATATCTGACTTAAGCGTAAAATAAACAGTACATAGACTAACAGCAAAAGATACAATCATTGCTATTGTCTTTAAGTCTAAAGTTAGTTTAGTGTTTTCGCTTAACTCTGTTGCCATTACATTTTAATTTTACTTAAAAAGTTGTTCCATTTACCAATAAGATAAAATTGCAAGTTTTCTATTTTGTCTGCTAAGTATCTAAGTCCTTTTACCATTATATTTTATTTGTTTGATAGTCCACACCAAAAAAGCTGTGTACTCCGTTATCATCTATATTACCAACAGCAACAGATTTCCAGCCGTAAGGGTGGTCATCTAAACCTACCCACATAACGTCTACGTGGTATTTATTGCTAAATACATAGTCCTCTACATTTTCTGCTCTTTCTAAAATTATATGCCCAAGCTTTACAACAGCGTGGTCGTTTTCTCCTAAGGCTTCTATTTTAGCTTCAGCAGTTACTTGGTCTTTAAATTCGTATTTTCCTATTTTCATAATTATGTTGTTAAACAAGTTAATTCTGCATCTGTTAAAGCCTCTTTATATACTGCAAGGCATTTTATTTTTCCGTTAAATTCAAATTGGTCGCCTCTATTTGTTTCACAAACAAACATTCCGCTGGGCATAGTGCCAGATGTGTCTGTTGCTACTTCACTACCATTAACCCAAAGTGCCATATCATTAACCTTATATTTTAAAGCGATTTTATTATACTGTGTTAAATCAGTTGCTGTATAGGACAATGTTGCTTGTTGCCCCCCACCATCAACAACAAACCCTTTTATAACATTGCTTGTTTCATCCCATTCTAAACAAACCCTATTGCTTATGGAGTTGTCCGTTAAAGCTATGTTTCTTGTAGTTCCATCGTTAGCAAGTGCAGCCGCTTCTACATATAAAACACCCTCTGACGAGTTTATAAATTCCAACAAACCACCACTTATAGCGGATAAAGAGCTTGTTCTCGTTACTGTTCCACTTGTCGTTGGTATGTAAGAAGTGGCGTAAGATAAGGCTTCAATTTGTGCATTTGTAACAGAACCACTAACTGTACAAGTTAATGTTCCACTTGAAGACGTAAAACTCAAACTAACCCTATTATTAGCACCAGTACCATTAATTGTGGCACTATGTGTACCACTTAAAGTAATTGAGCCAGTACCATAAAAAGAAACAGTATGACTTGCAGCAGATGTAGTAACGCCTTGTGTTGATAAAGTAGCTGAATTTAAAAATAAATTAGTTGATTGTGGCTCAAACAAAATATGCCCAACTCCACCAGTATAGTCAATTCTTGGTAACTCAGCAGCAACAGTTTCTACATTTCCACTCTCGTTTACCCTTGTTTTATTAGAACGAGTTTGAGTTGTAAAGTCGGCTTTCGATATTTTTTTTACAATTACATTATCTATTGAACCAGAAAATGCTGGGTTTTTTCCGCCTGAATTTACTCTAATAGATAAAGCAGTATTTCCATTGCCTGTAATTATTTCTGTGTAAGTACCAGTAGTAGTTCTATTTGTGCCAAAAGTATCTCCAAGCGAACCGCCAGTAAAACCTATCATACAAACACTACCAGAAGTATAAGAAGTTATTGTAAAAGTAACTTCATAATCTTGCAAATGATTGTATGTACTATTTTGAGATAAAAGAGAAAAACCACTCTGTGAGCCATCACAACTCGCCACTCCTCCACTTATAGACCACCCATCTCCTTTTGTCCAATCGCTATCAGTTGCAAAATCTCCATTTTCAACAGTATTATCTCCAACTGTTCTTGGCGGTATTAGTGGGTATAGTGTATTGTCCGCATAGGCGGTAGGTGTTAAAAGTATACTTGCTTTGCTTAATAGATTACTCATTACTCACAATTTTCTAAAGCGGTTAATATTGCAGTTGTACCAGTAACATTCTCGTAATACGTTGCTCTGGCTTGTAAAGCTGAGAGATAATTTGGTATTTCGCTTGTTACCGAAAGGTCGTAATAGATACCACCCCAACCATTTTCGTTTGGATTTCCCCACCAAGTTGTTTCGTAAATTTTTCCGTAGCTCATCTATTTCTTTTTCTTTTTAGGCTTTTCTTTCTCTTTCTCTTTTTCAACTTTTAATTTATAATGGTAAGATTTTTCGGCTTTTTTAAAATAAATTTTACCCCAGCCATCTTCTTTTACATCGCCAAAATAAGTTGTTTCGTAAACCTTTCCAAAACTCATATCATTATAACTTTTTTAATTTTACCCTCGCTTACTGTGTATGTGCCAGGTATGCTTGTTATTACGTTTGTTGTATCGTCTGAAAATGTTTCTGTAATCTTAACCACTCCGCTTGGTGTTGTAATGCTACAAACATCTGCGTTTCTTGTTTCCATACCGCTTCCAGTTTTTATATAACTTGTTAAACTTGCACCCTCTTCTACTTGACAACCCCACAAATAAACAAAAGCACTTGTAGAAGTGTCTGAAACATCTACTTGACCAGTTGTACCTCTTGGACTAAATAAACTTGTAATAGTGGCAGCAGCGTCTGTATTATATACAACAGAAAGCCTATACCAACCATTGCCGTAGTTTTCTACTTTAGAACTTGTTACTGTAAAATCTGAACCAGCTACACTTGTTGTTAAAGTTGTATTGCTAAATTGAAAAATAGCATCCGCTCTATTTGGGTAAGTACCTTGCATTCTAAAGGAAAAAAAATCGCCTTCGCCTTGTTTAACAAAAACAGAAGTACAAGCGTCTAACTGTGCAGAAGATGACTTGCTTGATGCGTCTGAAAGGTAATTGTTTCCAGCAACTGTTGAGCCTCTTTTTATTTTGTCCGCTGACAGTTCTCCAGTCGGTGCTGTAACTTGGTTTGCTGTTACTGTTAAATCTGCTTGTTTAGTCCAAGCTGCATTGTCAAACTCCTCAGACCTTATTTGTCTGTTTGTTCTTTCTGGCTCTATAAGTAAACTTGGGCAATCGCTATTTAACCAATCAAGTCTTGCTATTGTTGAGGTCTTAGTTTCTATAAGTCCATCTTCACGAACTCTATTAGCATCGCCACTTCTTGCAAAAGTAAAATTTCCGCTATTGTCATTTGGCAATACAGAATAAACCCTTGATGCTTTATATCCGCTTGGTATTAATGCTAAAATAGGATTACTCATTCTTTTTCTTTTTTATCTCTTGCTTTTTTAAAGTTTCAAGAATATATTTTTTTAGTTTACTAAGGTTTGTTTCTTTTACCTTGTATCTCATAGTACCCAGCCTTTAAAGGTTGTGTCTGTGTCTGGGTCGATATCCTCGTTTGTATTTGTGTTGTACTCTGGAAACAAGTTATCGTTAAAACTAAGGTAATCAACTAATCTTGTAGAATAGTAGTTAGCGTATTCTCTCGCCTTAGATACTAAGTAATCTACTTCGTTTTTATCTACGTTCTGTGCTGTTTCGCTTGAGTGCTTAAACACACCGCCATTTTTTATCTGGTAAGCAGCAAAAGGTATGTAGTTCATTTGTGCAAACCATATTAAAGTAGGTTGAACGTATTTGTTTACTAAGGTCAAGTAATTACCAGTTAAACCAGTACCACCAGCAGCACCAGCAGCTATATCTGTACCTATTTTGTTGTAGAGGTCTGTGCCTAACAAATTCTGAATATCAATTTGCTGTGCCACCTTGATAAATTGAATATATTTGTCTACATCTACATTGCCATCAATTATAGAGTTTTTAACTAAGTCCGTTCTGTTTATAAATAATACTGTTGCCATTAGTTCTTAAATCCTATTTTGTTCCAATATTCAGCGGTATAACCTTTATACTTCATATCCTTTGGTGCTACTGGTACTTTCTGAGCGTTAGCCTCTGGCTTAAAACCTCTTGACCTTGCTTCTGACGTTGTGATTGCATCGCCTAAGCCTTTAGCACCATCCTTGCGCACATACGTCTTTCTAAGCCATTTGTGTTGGCATCTTGCACCGCCCTTATACAACCATATTGAATAAGTATCGCTTCCGCCCTTACCAAAACCAGCATTGACTACTTTTGTGTCCATTGAGATAATATCTTCCTTGCGGTAAACCTTTTTAGCATCTACCATCTTTTTACAAAATGGTCTTGAGTTTGCGCTGTATCTTTGTGGACTGTACATATACCTAACTAAAAAAGTATTACCTTCTTCAGCTTCTTGTTTGCTTTCGCCGTCTTGTTCGCTTTCTCTAAAAGGCTTTGCGCTACCAGTACTTACAAACTCCCATATTTTAGCAAGTGTGCTTTTTTCTTTAGGTTTGTTTAAGTCCGTTATAACCTCGTCTAAGCCATCTTCTTCGTCATAGTTTACTTCGCGCTCATCCATTACGTTAAAGTCGCTTAAAAGGTCTGCTTCGTCCTCTCCTAAGTCAATTAAGGCATCTGCTATGTCGCTACCTAATTCCTTTGGCAAATCTTTAGCTAATTTTACGCCAGTTTCTTCTTCCCTTGTTTCTTCGTCCTCTACATTTTCTAAGTCTGTAAACTCAAGCGGTTGTAAGGTCTTAAAGTATAGTTTTAAAGAGATATTATTAAAAGCTAATATACTATCAAAGGCATCTATTAAAAGGTGCTGAAATGGTCTAATAACTGTGTTATCCATAAGCACCGATGCGGTTTGTAGTTCGTCTGCATTGTTACCCAATCCAGTGCTGTCTTTAATTCCTAAAAGCATAGGACTTACAACTCGGTGCGCTACCATAATCTTCTTACCACTCTCATCGCTTAAAAATTGGTATTGGTTATGTGCATCACTTAATTGTATTGGCTCTATTGTAGCTTGGCTCTCTGCGTTATCATTAAAAGCAAGTATAAACTTACCAGCGTTGCTTGAGCCACTAAATTTAGAGTATATGCGGTTTTCTAAGTTTTGTCTTTCTTCAGCGTTTGGTGTTCCGTTGTTAAAGTTAATTAACATAGATGGTGCTAAACCATTAAGGATGTTGTTTAAGTGATAATTAGATATTTCTTCTTCTAACTCTGCATACTGTAAGCCACCTTGATAGTCTGGACTTGAATAGTACTTATAACCCGCTCTGTAAGGCTTAATGTAAATAATCTCAATACTTTCGTTTGAATAGCTAAAAGCTGGTATGCGTTTTAGTTCTGTTCTTTGCTTTACCTTAGACCAGTCATCACTATAATAGTAGCCAGTTATTTCGCCTTTCTCGTTGCATTTCTCTGCTCTTAAATTCTCTACTGGGATGTGTTCTACTTGTGCGATTGTTTTTCTGTCCTTTGAGTAAATTACTTGTATTGAGCATTGACCCATAAGCTTTAGGTCATAGCATAGTTTTCTAACACAATCCTTTTTAAATAAAGTAATCATTTTAGCGTAAGCCTCTGGCTTTCTATTGCTGTCTAAAGCGTCTAAGCCTTTGCCGTAAATCATTTGGCTGACACCATTGATTATAGCGTTGTTAGTAGGGCTTCCGTTGTAGCGGTCTATAAGGTATTGAAAGTAGTTGTTGTCGCTTCCATACGCCACCCATTGCTTGTTAGACTTCTCTACAATCTCTGGACTTGTGTAACTGCTTAAATTAACTATTCTTAAATCGTTCATAAA